AAAAAAAATCTTAGGGGAAAGATAATGTCTGAAAACAATTCAAATGACATGATTTACAACTGGCGCAATGAATTACGCTCACATCATGATGGTGTTTTTGTTGTAGCCAATAGCCAAGCACAAAAATATAAAAATCAAGGTTTTGATAAGTCCGAAGTTGTAGAATTACTTGCAGCCGACAATTTTGATTTGGACATTGCTAATAGAGTTGCTTCCAAGTTATTTGACTCTGCTGAAAAAGTCAAACAAAGAGATGCGATTGAAGTTTCTGTCGTTCCTACTAGGTACTCTGATTGCGCTCCTATAATTGAAAAAACTCTTACTAAATTGTCAGCTAAAGAATTTGTCAAGAAACTTTGCACTGGACCACATTCAATTGTTAAGACAGATGAAAAGGGTTTATCTCAATGGCAAAGATGGGCTGAAATGGCTAAGTCTACAAGAGTTGGCATGGACAATTTACACGTTGCCCTCAAGCCTTTCATTGAAGAAACTTTATTGAACAATGTCTTAATTGCTCAATCACAAGATGCAGAAATCAAAACAGCATCAAACAATAAGTATGTTGTATCAATGAGAAAAGGCACAGCTGAAGTTGATTTGTCTTCAGCAACTTCTTCAAGCAATAAATTTAACGAAGGGAACTACGCTGATTTCGGCCTAGCAGATGAGTATCTTGTCAAGGCAGCAGATTCAGTTTCTCCATATCAAAGGCTTAAAAGAGCTTTAGCAGATTAGTTATATCTTGAAATTAATAAACAAGCCGCAAATATGCGGCTTGTTTATTTTGTATAATGAGTAAATGGAAGATAATAAAGAAACAATTGACGCTTTGATTGTTCCCGATGATGGTCCAAAAAAACCCACTAGATATTTCAGAGATCTAAAAGAAACAGACAAGCCACTCAAGCCTCTTCCTCCTGACAGTATGAGCGATATTTCTTATCCTCAATTTGTCGAGCCAAGATGCGCTTTATGCACATCTCCGTTCCGTGATTTATTAGAACACGTATATCTTGAATCTGGAAGAAAAAACCAAGCAGTTATAAGATTTTTTGCCGAGTATTATGATGCCCAATTAAACTGGATGCAGATCAATACCCATATGGAGCAACACTGCGATTTAAAAAAGATTTCCACATCAGGATTAAAAAACTACGAGCAAAGAGAAGAACTTATTGCTCCTTGGATATTTAGAGAACATCATTTAGCGCTAACGGCTTTGCTTGTAGAACTTGATGATGTAAGAGGAATTGATTGCTCAAAAAATTCAGAAATGAAACTTAAAAGAGCATCAATGGTAGAAAAACTTATTACCAAAATATTAATGGTCAAAGATTCAAGAGATAATCAAGGAATCTACAACATCAATATTTTCGAAATTCTTGCCACATTGCATGAAAGAATGGAAAATGAAAACGATAAGAGAATCATCAGAGAAGAGATTGTTGCTCTTAGAAATAAAATTCAACAAGACAATTAATGAGAAAACCAACTCCTGTAGTCAAGTCTTCCAATGAACTTAGAAGTCAGCTTCTACAACAAGCCAATTCTGTAACTGAACTTTTCAAAGATACTGAATATGCAAATGATTTTGCTGATGAAATTGTTCCAGCAAGAAGACAAGAAGTTGCACCTCCTGCCAAACCTGCAAAAGATAGATTCAATCCTGACCAAATTGTAGACATTATTACATTTATTGAGCATCCGTATTTTTGTAATTTAAGGCCTTATCCTTGGCAAAAATTAATTTTGAAATGTTTTTATATGGGTCAGGAAGGAAATACCAGTCTTACAATTTTAGATGATAAATCAGATTCTGGATGTAATGGTTGCGTATGGAATTATGTCCATAAAAATGAAACTGCTTTCTTTAAAGCTAGAGAACAAGAAAAGCAATTTAAAACTATTTTTAACGTTGTAAATTCGCCTTGTTTACAGTGTTCTAGGCTTGACAGTAACGTAAGAGATGAAAGATATAGATATGCTCGTCAAGAAGCAACTAATCCAGATGCTGAAAGACAGGTAGAAGTATTAGAATCAAGGCCAATAATAGATGGGTTTCAAACAGAAAACGATTTATTGTATTCTGAGGAATTTGATCCAAAACTAAGGATGCAAGTTCAAGAAAAATGCACAAAAAGATACAAGTTTGAAGAATTAGTCTTAGTACTGGGGAGACGTTCTGGCAAATCGTTCCTTGTATCTGCTATGGCTCTTTATGAATTATATCGTTTAATATCTATGGGTCATCCACAAGCAAGATATGGACTAATGGAATTTGATGAGATTGTACTCTTGAACGTTGCTAGAAATGAAGAACAGGCTAAAAAAGCAATCTTCTCAAAAATCAAACAGACAGTTCTGGCTTCTCCATTTTTTGCTCCATATATAGGTAAAGATACTGAACTTGAAATGAGGTTTTATACTGAACACGATAGGGAAGAAAATGTCAGAAGAGCAGAAGATAAAATCAATCCTTTTGCTGGATCATTAGTCCTAAGATGTGGTAGTAGTAATGCTTCAGGTCTTGTTGGTCTTACTTGTTGGTCTATTATTATGGACGAAGTTGCAGCCATGGCAGGAGATAATCCAGATTCTGGCGTTGACTACGGTCTTTATGATGATTTGAAGCCATCACTAGCTACATTTGGTAAAGATGGCAAAATGATGCTTCTTTCCAACCCCAAAGGCCCTATTGGATTGCTATATGACTTGCATGAAAATAGACAGGATGATCCAACAACTCTTGTGATGAGACTTCCTACTTGGCTTACTAATCCAAACATTGATAAAGAATGGCTTGATGGGCAAAAGAGAAAAGACCCACAAGAATTTCAAATGCAATATGGAGCTGAGTTTGGTGCTTCATCATCAGACCCTATGTTTATGTCCGAAGATATAGATAAAATGTTCAAAAGTCAAAATATGGTTAAAAGAAAAGAAATGCCAGACGGTCTTTTCGAATATTTTTGCCATATTGACCCTGCGAGAACATCTGACTATTATGCTCTTGTCATTGCTCATACAGAGACAATGTATGGGACTATTGGGCCTGACCATACACCTCTTAAGAGAGTTGTCATAGATCATATCCATTTTTGGAATCCTCTTACAAGAAATCAACCTGTCAAAGAAAAAGAAGTTGAAGACTATGTAATTGATTTACATCGTAGATTTAGATTTAAGCAAGTTTCAATTGATCACTGGAATTCACAATCATCAGTTATAAAGCTTCAAAGTTATGGCGTTCCAATTATAGAGAGACAATTTAATAAAGAATATAAAGAAAAAATCTATACAGAATTAGCTCAATTAATTAGAGATGACAGGATTGATGTCTATGATTTATCAGGTGGTAGTTACGCAGATATGCACAATACACTACAACCACTAAATGAAGTTCAAGAAGCAAAAACTCAGTTTTTATTCTTGCAAAAAAAATGGAAAGGCAAAAGATACTATATCGAAGCATTGTCTGGTTACAAAGACGACATATGTGACTGTGTTGCCGCAGTTTCTTTTGAATGTCTTACTTCTAAAATTATCGCAAGATTGCCTAAATCAAAAATGGTCAATTTGAACAGAAGATGATTAAAGTATAAAGGATTATAAATTTTAAAATAAGAAAAAATCATTATGTCTGAAAATATTCGTATAGCACAATTTGGAGGCGTTGGTGGTGGCGGACAAGTGTCTCCATTCATGCCTGGAAAAAGTCCTATTGGTAAGGGTGGTAACAATAGAGGCGGACATGAGATAAATTTGTATGTCGATGAAGACGCAAATTTTGATAAGTTGCTCCGTAAAACCCATATGGAATTTGATGGCAGAGATGCAAATATCGAAAGCCGTCTTACTCCACAACATAAACATTACGAAGAATCAATTCCATACAATTTAACCCCTGAAGAAAGGATGAGAGCTAAACTTCGTGCTCAACTTCATAATTACAAACAGTCTTTAGAAAATGCAGCTAACGATTTACATAAAAACTCTCCCCAGTACATAAAACAAAATTTTAATGCTAAACCTGAGCATCTTATGACTATGGAACAGTCTTTAGAAGACAGGCATAAATACAAAAAAGATTATAAGTTTATGGGAGAAGAATACAAAGATCCAGACAAACCATCAAGAATTCACTTTGCAATTTCAGAAAATGACATAAACCGTGTAGCAGAAGACTATCAAATCAAAAGAAGAAATAGAATTACTGAAGAATATGCTGAGCCAAGAAATAGATATGATGTAGAACAAATCAGTAATGAACCGTTAGGTAAAACCCCATTGTTAGAACACGGATCTGATTTAGAACAATACTTTGATGATTTGATAAATGTCAATACACCAGATCAAGACGGTTATCAAGAATACCAATTGAAAGACACCTTATTGACTTATCCAAATCCTGATGCAAATGTCAATTTAACTCCTAGAAAGTTTACTGGTGAAGAAAG